GCTCCAGCGGCGTGAGGTCCGTCTGCGCGCGCCGGACGCCGACGCAGTCCGGGCACGCCCACTCGCTGCGCCCACACCAATATGGCTCGTGGGGGAGCTCCTCCGGCTGGTACTTCCCCTCGAGCGCCCCCTGGAGGGCCAGCCGCCACTCCCGCAGCAGCAGGGGCAGGTCCGAGGGGATCTCGCCGGCCTCGACCACCACGCGGTCGTCGAGGCTGTAGAGGGCGAACTCCCCGGGGCAGCCGTCGTACCGCAGGCGGTACACCCCCAGCTGGTACCGCCACTGGCGCTCCGGCTCCAGCGGGCCCCGGCTGCGGTACTTGACCTCGCGAATGCTCACCCCGCCGTCCCGCTGCACGACGAAGTCCGGCCGCCCTCGGACGGGGACGCCCTCGCCATCCAGGCTGATCAGGCGGCCCGGATAGAAAGCCTTGCCCTCCTCGCGCAGGGCGGCCGCCTCGAGGCTCTCAAAGTGCGCCCCCACTGACATGCGGCGCAGCTGGGCCGGCGTATACGGTCGTGTCTTCGGCCGCCCCACCAGCCTCGCTGCGGCGCAGTGCAGGCACTTGCCGACCTCGGAGGCGGCGAGCGCCCCCCTGTGCTGCTCCTCCCAGGTGCTCATCTTGTCCCTCCTCTCGCTCCGATGTGAACAATGCCGTCGGCTCCCAGCCACATGGGCGGGAGGCCGGCAGCATCCACCTCCCTGCGTGCGGCATCCAGCGCGACAGCCCATCTGGCCCGGGCCTCGAGGTCGGCAAGCCACAGCGCCTCGGCCGCGCTCGCGCTAACAGAGGGTGCGGGAACGCGGAGAGTGCGGGGTGCGGACATGAGCGCGGCGAGGAAGGCCGCGGCCCAGAGGGTGAGCCGCGGGCAGGGCCACCTGGGCGTCTCCCCCCACTTGCCCATCGCTCACCTCCCCGCCGGGGTCAGATACCGCCAACACCAGGCGCGGTCCTGGCAGCCGTGGCTCATGATGCGCTGCCGCCGCACCGTCTCCGCCCGCGTCGCGCCAATGCTGGCAGCACTGAGCGCCATCACCGCGAGGAGCACTGCCACGAGGACGTCTTTCATGCCTACCTCCCTTCAGCCCATAGGTGCCACATCTGCCCCGGCGCTTCACACACAGTCAGGGCAGCCCCGGGTCCCCGGCGAGCACAGACCGGAGTTTGTTCGGGGCGCCCTGGAGGGAAGGAAGGGAGGGAGCGAGGGGACAACCAGGGCGCCCCGGCGGCGGGCTTTCACTTCCCCGGGGCCGCCACTCTATCCTGTGCACTTGAGCGTCAGGGCGATCGCCCGCTCCTCGCCCGGCTTGATGTCGCCGCACTGCACGCTCACCCACCGGTCCGCGTCCGGGGTGAGCGACAGGGCGGCCCCCAAAACAACGACGACCACCGTGTTGCTGGTGGCCGCGCCCTGAGAGCCGTCCGGGTTTGTCCAGGTCGCGGTCGCCTGGCTCACGATCGCCTTGGGACCTGTGGCGCTGACCAGCGCGAAGCCCGTGGGCAGCTGGTAGCGCCACGTCACCTGCTTGGCCGCCTGCGCCTCAGTCGCGGGGACCGTCACTGCGTTAGAGAGGGTCACCGTCTCGCCGACCTTGACGGCCGTCCGGTCGGCCTCCAGTGTAACCACCGGGTCGGCCCCCTCGGCCGAGGACGCGTAGGCCACGCCCGGCTCGAACAGCACCTCGGCCCTCGGTCGGCAACCGGCCAGGGCCCCCACCAGCAGCAGGCCCGCCATGGCGAGCGCAGCGGTCCTTATCGTCATGATGGGTCTCCCTCCTTCTCAGCTTCCTGCTTCAGCTGGCGCACCCGCTCAGCGAGGATGCGTATAACGTGCTCCTCGGCCTGCTGTAACCGCTCAGAGGACGGGGTCAGCCATCCCGTCTCCCACCGGGACAGCGAGGCCGGGTGAACGCCCATCGCCCGGGCGAGCTCGGCCTGACTGATTCCCAGGAGCCGCCTGATCCGGCGGATCGAGGGCCCGTCTCTAACTGTAAGGTTCATTGCGCCGGCATTATACCGCCGGGCGGCCCCTGTGTCAAGAACTCTTGCGCGCTTTCCGGAGCAGTCTCCTCCTCTGCGGGCGGCCGGAGGGCCTCGCCCGACGTTACCAGGGCTGCGAGGCCGCTCTGCGACTGCTCCGCTAGCTGCCTCACCTTTGCGTCTACAACGTCCTGCGCGGTCATCCCCGGCGGCACGGCCCGGAGCGTCCTGTCCCCTTTCCCGAGCGCCTGCGCGGCCCAGAGGGCCCGGTCCCAGTCCTGGAGCGCTTCGGCGGCCCTTCGCCGGCGCTCCCAGAGCTCGAGCACGTAGTCGACGGGTGACATCGACCGCCTCGGTCGGAGGATGAAGGCCCTGAGGTCCGAAAAGGCGCGCTGGTAGGCATCGCTCTTCTGCCGCACCACGCCGGACAGGGTCTCCCCGCTGGTGTCGACGGGATACAGCCGGATGCCACTGCTGCGCAGTATGGCCTGGAGCACGGTCGGCGCGGACCGCATTGTGCGCTGCTCAAGCTCGGTGAGCGGCAGGCCCATGCGGCGCTTTTCTAGCGCCCGCTGGAGGACCGGCTGCGCCCTGCGCGCGTTGGTCACCCTCTTCACCATCGGAATGTGCGGCACAAGGAGCGTGCCGAGCAGGTAGTTGGCTGCGGCGCCGACCTTCACGTCCGGCGGGTCGTTGGGCTCGAATATCTTCTGGCCAGTGAAGGAGTCCTGGCCGGTGATGGCGTTTGCGATCGCCGTGAGCGGGCCTCCTAGGCTCGCGATGAAGTCGAGGTTCTCCTCGCCCACCAGCGGAAACGTGTACCGCAGGGTCGCCCAGACGGGCCGGCCGTAGGCGTCCGTGAAATTGGCGCGGATCGCGTAGGGGGCGGCATAGGGCGGCAGCAGCGTCCGCTCGGCCTCGGCCTGCTCCGGCGTCGCGTCCGCGTAGGTGATGGCGCGAAAGGCCCTCAGCCAGTTAGCGTACCGGGCCGGGTTCCTGATTGCCTCCCGGGCGAAGGCATCCACGGAGCCTGCGTAGAAGCGGACAAACGGGTAGATGCCGGTGTCCCCCAGAAACGAAATGAGCGGGTGAAAGCGGTCGTAGCGGATCGTCGCGAGGTCGGCGACCTTGGCCGCTTCGGCATCGCTGAGGCCCATCCACCTGTTCGCCGTGAATATGCTGAGCCGCGCCCAGCGGTCGGCCGCAGCATATGCGTCCATGGGCCTGCGCAGGGCGCGCGTCATCCAGCCCCATATCTCCTCGCCGACGTGCCCCGGGCGCGGCGTCAGGGGCCCGGCGAGGCTGTAGAGGCGGCCCGCCTCCGTCCTCACCAGGCTCGTGCCGAGGCCCGCCGAATGCTCCTCAAACGCCCGGGTCAGAGGCCCGCCCGCGTGCAGGTCAATGGCCGACACCGTGCGCGCTGCCGGGATGAGCCAGCCCGGCACGCGCCCGGGAATGTTCTCCTGAATGACGCCGCCAAGGAGGTTGCCGACAGTGGTCGGCAGGTAGTAGGCGGTACGCGCCAGCTTCCACACCCCCATGCCGTAGCTCCACAGCGGCCCGAGAACGGGCATTCGCCGAAGCCACTCGCTGGCCTGCACAAGCTTGTTGAGGCCCAGCAGGGGCATCGCCACCTCGTCTGAGAGGTAGAGGACCGGGGGCGCCGCCCGCCCCATCCTCTCCTCCCAGGCGCGGAAGAAAGCCTCATACTGCTTGCTGCGCCTCAGAGGCCAGGTGAAGCGGTCCGTGGGCGCCCAAATCACCCTGCGGCCCTGACGCAGTCGCTCCGCGCGCGCCGCCGCCTCACCCAGCGCGCCCAGCTGGCGCTGGAACTCAGCCACCTTGATCCCGGCCAGGAGCTGCCGCGCACCCACCTCCATGCGGCGTATGGCGGACTTCTCCGCCTCGAGGACGCCGTGCAGGAAGCTGTCAGGCGGAAGCGACCGGGGCTTTCGGATTGCGCTTATCGCGCCGGCGCCGCTCGTGCGGATTCCAGTTGCGCGCTCGAACATCGCGCGGTACTCGGCGGCCAGACGGGCAACGTCCGGGTCGCCCCTGCTGATCAGCGCCTCCAGGGCCTCCGCCATGCGCCCGCTGAGCAGCGCGTGATCCATGTGCAAGTGACCGAGCGCCTTCAGCCTGGCGACCGTCGTGGGGTGGTAGACCCCCAGCTCCCCCAGCCGATCCCAGAGCTTGCCCTTGGCGTCCCAGTACCTCTCGAGCACCGCCCTCGCCTGGGGGAAGACGCCCGTGACCCAGTCCCCAAACCCGGGGTCGGCAGCCAGCCTCTCCGCCTCCCTGGCGATCGCCGCATCCCTCGCCTGCGTCATCGCGTTCAGGAGCCGCTCATCCCCCAGCGTCTGCACAAGTCTCTCCCGCCAGGGTTGCATGAGCGCGCCCGCCTCGTCGAACCGCCGCAGCACGTCGCGGATGCGCTCCAGGTGCGCCAGGGCCTGCCCGGCCTTGGGAGAGCCGAACCGGAAGGCGACAGTCCCATCCTGCCGCAGCAAGTCCCCGGCGAGCTTGTCCGCCCAGGCCCTGAGGCGGTCGGTCGGGGCGAGGCGGGAGACGTCCTGCAGGAGCTCCTTCAGGTGCTCCTCGGCCGCGGGGCGCAGGTGGCGCTCCAGCGCGGCCGTGAGGGTGCGAACCTGCCTGCCGAACTGCCTCTCGGCGACGCCGGGCTTGTCATAGACCAGGGCGAACAGCGAGGCGAAAGCGTCCTGCGGACTGGCCGCGGACACGCCCCGCCACGCCGGCTCGTCCCTGCTGAGCATGCCGACCAGGCGCCTGAGAGCTGCGGCCTCATCATCGCTGAGCCCCACCAGCCTGTGCAGCGGCATGCCGCCGGCCTCATCTGTCACCACGTTCGCCAGCTTCTGTCCCAGTGAGTGCAGCGCGCTGACCCTGCCCGGCCCTGCTGCCGTCCCCGCGGCAGCGCCGAGCACTGGCTCCAGCCCGGCCTCCCCGCCGCGCCGCCGCAGCGCCGCAAGCAACCACTCGGGAGCGAGTGGCTCACCGGCTTTGGGAGCGGCGCCGGCTCGTACGCCGCCCAGGAGCACCCCGAGGGCCCTGCGCGCCGCCCGCGTATCCGCCATCGCCTGGCCGCGGAAGGCCCGCGCCGCTTCTGCGATCCTCTCGACAGCGCCCCCTGGAACCCGAATGCCAAGGCGCTTCGCCTGCTCCAGGACGGTGCTCCTCACGCCGTTGATCCACTGGGTGGCCGTCTCCAGCCCCGCCTTCTCGCCCGCGTCCGCAAGCGCGGCCAGGAGCTCGTCGAAGGCCCGCCTGCCCTCCGCGCCCCTGCCAAGCGAGTTTCCGATCCTGGTGACCTCCTTGACGACGCCCGACAGGTCGCTGCCGAAGACCCGAGCCAGGCGGGCGAAGCTGATCATGGCCTGCTCGCCGGCCTCTCGCACCGCGAGTCGGCCGACCGCGGTGCCGGGCAGCAGCTGCCGCTTTATGGCCGCCAGCACGGGCAGCCTGCCGAGCGCGGACTCCGCGAATCGGGTGGCCAGCCTACCAGCCGGTCCGGCCAGCGGACGGAAGGCGAAGCGCGCCGCCGCCCCTGCGCCCTTGAATATGATCCCACCGAAGTATGTGACTGGGTCGACGGCCGCACTGAGCGCCCAGGCCGGGAGCGTCCGGGTGAAGAACCCCCCAGCGCCCTTCATCTCCTCGGAGAGGGCGAGCCGCTCGACCTCGTCCCAAGACTGGAAGGGTGCGGGCGGTGGGTGTGCTGTCGTGTCACCCGCAGCCCATTGCCGGTAGGCCTGGAAGTAGCTGCGCCGGGAGGGCCCGCCGAACACGTCGAGCAGGCCCCGCGGCCCCTTGGCCGGCTGGGGCAGCTCACCGGCCCCGGGTGTGTACCGCGCAAGCGTGTCGAGGACAGACATCTCCCGGGCCACGGCGTGCTCCGCTGTCTCCCCAGTCTTCACCTTCACGCCGTAGATGAGCCGGACACCGGGCTTCGGAGTCCACTCCAGGACCTTCGCCGCCGCCGTCAGCGGCCACAGCATGAGCTTGCGCAGGTTAGTGCGCGGTGCTTCTGGTTCAGACCTCAGGCCGGGAGCCAGCCCGGGCTCGCCGACGTACGCGCCGGCTGGGGTGGCGACACCGGGCCGGAGCGGCAGCCCCGGCAGCGGGTGGGCAGCGACGAAGCGCCGGATCTCCTCGGGGTCCGGCAGCGTCTCCGGATATGGCGGATTGCCGCGGGCGAGGCGCGGGTCCTGGCGAAGGTCAAACGGGCTCCATGGAGTGGTCATCCTCGCTCACCTGTCTGGATTTCCGTCTACAGCCGGGCCTGCGTTCCGTAGAGGACCGTGCCCCAGGGCCCCAAGATGGGCGCGCTCGCCTGGCGGCGTGACGGGGGCCCAATCGTCTCGCGCTCGCCTCGCCAGGCCCCCATTCTCTGCTGAGGTAGGATCTTCTGCTTCGCCCCCCTGGCGGCCCATCCCAGCCGGTACCGGGCGATCGCGTCCGCGGCCGTGATGATGATCCCGTGCCTGCGGTAAATCTGCACGATCCTCTCGGCGGCCCTGGTGACGGCGCGGGGATCGCCAGATGCGAGGGCCTTCTGCGTGCCGGGGCTGTTCAGGTGGTCCAGCGACTCCTTAATCGCGAAGGCGCGCTGCCAAGCCGGCGAGCGGGGATCGAGGATCTCAGGCTGGAAGAGCTGCACGCCCGGCGGAATCTGCTGGGACTTGCTCTGCTCCGCCAGGACCTGGTCGGCATAGCGCTGGATGTCGGACGCGATGGACTGCTGCGGCTTCCCAGCCTTGAGCCCGGCAAGAATTATGTGCGTCACCTGCGCAACGTAGGGGTCCTGCGTCGGGTCCAGCGTGTTGATGATCGCCTGAGAGCCCTGACCGGCCTGCCCGCCGCCCTGGCCCCCGAGGATCTTTGCCCACAGGGCGAAGGCCTGCGCGAGGCCAGAGTCCCCGGTAGAGCCAAGGTTTACAACGAGCGGAGACTGCGACAGGCCCGGCAGACCGCCGCCGGCCGCGCCGCCGGCCTCACCGCTCGCCGGCAGGGGGATGCCCGGCCCAAGGGACTGGCGCAGCAAGAACACCCGCCTCGCCCCTTCCTGCCAGGCCTGAGCCATCACCTGGTTCGGGTCAGCCAGGCCCATCGAGAGCTGATCCCGGTGCAGGGTCAGCACGTCGTCGACGCCCGCCTGAAACGCCCGCATCTCGGCCACGCTGAGCTGCAGCCGCTGCGCCGACTCAGCCAGCGCGATGCGCGCGGCCCGCTCCTGTTTTGTGGCGTCCGCCCGGGCTCGCGACAGCGCCCACCGCTTCTCCTCCTGCGCCAGCCTCGCGTCATTCATCCTCTTCATCTCGTCGAAGCGCTTTTGCGCGAGCTCCAGCTGCTGCTGCTGGTAGCGCGTGCGCGTCATGAGCGCCACGCTCTGATCGAAGTGGTAGATGAGGTCGTCCGGGTCCTCCGGGAGGGTTGCGGCGCTCGGCGGCAGCCAGCCTCTTTGCTTTCCGATGTTGACCAAGCTGTTGTAGAGCCTCACCGTGGGCAAGAGCTCCAGCTCTTCCGCGGTGACGTTCCCAGTCTGGCGCACCCTGTGGACAACCGTCATGAGCCTCCCATCCAGCTCGTCGAGCTGCGCGAAGAAGTTGCGCTGGTTCAGGCCGCCCTGCGCCATGGTGAAGCCGCGCTCAACCGCCTGGCCAAGGTCGGGATCCGCCATGTACAGCGCGGTCACCGTCGCCGCCGGCACCTCGCTCACGTCGCCCCCCGAGAGGATGTACCGCACCCAGCCGGCTATGTCGTTCGCCGCCGGCTTGGGCGGCCCGGCCTCCTCGGGCTGGCGGGCGGCGGCCTCGCCGGGGGCCGGAAGCGCCACCGGCTGCGGCTGGGGGGCGGCTTCCGGCCTACCAGAAAAAGGAAGCGGCGAGAGCGCCACCGGCGCCGTCGCGGGCCTCGCCAACGCGTTCGCAAGGCTCAGCGTCTGCCAGGCCTGGGGGACACCCTGCGTCGGCGCGAGCGGCGCGGGCCGTGGCCTCCCGCTCAGCACGTCCTGCAAACTGAGCGCCGTCAGGTGGAACGCAGGAAACATCGACGCCGTCACGGAGGGCGGCGCCGCCCCCGCGCCCGGGCCTGGGGCTGGCGGCCCGGCGCCCAGGAGCTGGCGGTAGACTGACGCCCGCCACGCGAGCCGTGGTATCGTCGCCTCGGCCTCGGCCTTCGCCACGTCGGCCTTCTGCTGCTCGGTGGCGAGCTGCAGCCTCTGCATCTGCTGCTCCAGCGTCCCGGCCGGCTGCTCCTTCGGCAGGTAGCCCAGCGGGTCGAAGCCATAGACCCGGGTGAAGTATTCCCTCACCGGGCCCGACCGTAGGATCTGCCACTTGTCGGGGTCGACCGAGGCCTCCCCGATGATCTGCATCGCTTCCTGCTTCCTTGCCTGCTCCGACAGCTTCACATCCGCAAAGGCCGTCGCCAAGCGCGCGATGGTGTCCCACAGGTTCGCCTGCCCCGCGATCGGGGCCTGCTGAACCGTGGGCTGCATCCACTGCCACGATGGCTGCGGCCAGGCGCCTGCGGGTGCGCTCATGCCTATCCTCCGCCCATGTGCGTCGCCTTCCACCAGACCGTCGCGGCCTGGAGAAGCTGGTCAAAGGGACTCGCTCCGTAGGTGACCTGCACTGGGGTTCCCGTGCCCATGGCCGCGATCCGGGCGAACAGCTCCTGGAGCTGCGGCCACATCTGGCTCGCCGCCCACTGCTGTTCGGCCCGCCGCTGGCGCTCCGGCCACAGGTAGCCGTAGCGCAGGTTCGCCAGCTGCTGCGCCTGCTCGCCGGCCAGCTCGGTCATCGCCGCCTGCCGCCCGCTGGAGAACGTCAGGCCGGCCTGGAGCCAGGGCGCTAGCGCCTGCTGCTGCTGTTTCTGGTAGTAGGCCAGGGCCGGCCCCTGCGCCGCCTCGATGGTCTGCTGCAGGAGGGGATCGCTCGTCACGTCCAGGTAGGACGGCAGCAGGTAGCTCTGCCACAGGGCCAGGCTGGGCTGCCACAGGCTGCGAGCTGCCTTGACCGGGGCTTGCAGACCAGACGTGACAGCCCCTTGCAGGGCCTCGATACCCGGCCAGCGGCCCACCATCTCGTACTGGGATTTAGGCCTCCCGAACAGATTGTGCATTGTCGCCCAACCTCCTACTGAGCAGGATGGCCACCGGCTCCAGGCCCCAGCGCCTGTGCAGCGCCTTCAGCCGGGCGCCCCGGTAGCTCGCGAACAGGCCCTCGGCCCGGCGCGCCTGCGCCCACCGGCACAGGAACTGCCACATCGGCCGGCTGGCGGCCCGGCTCGACTTCGCGGCCGCGATGTAGGCCGCCCTCGTTCCGAACCACCTGCCGACAAGCGCCACAAGCGCCCCCTTCAGCTCGCCGTCCGCCTCCGCCATAAGCGCAAGCCCATGGTCGCCGACGATCGCCTCGCCGATGAGCGGTAGCAGCTCCACCGGGTCGACGGTGAGCTCGGCGTCAGCAAAGTAGGCCAGCAGGCGCCCGGCGTCGTCGATGCCCGCCTGGCGCAGGCTCAGCTCAGCCCTAGCCTTGACAGCGCCCGCCGTATCGCCCGCTCGTCGATCGCCGCGTCCAGCAGGGCCATGAACACCGGACCCGTCAGCTCCAGCCAATGTCTTACCTCCGGCGGCAGCTCGCCCATCGCCTCGGCCACCTGCGGCGAGGCCGACAGCGCCTCCCACGCCCGCCGGTGGTCATCCTCCTCGAGGGCGCGCAAGACCTGTCCGAGCGCTGCCCACTCCGCGCGCAGCGCGTCCGCCAGCTGCCTGGCGGCTGCCAGCCTGTCAAGCAGGACCGATAGCTTGGACATCCTCTCCTCCTCAGCGGTACAGCTCGTCGACCTTTCCGGCGAGGTTGAAGCTGGGCCTCACCGGCCCAACCACCACGCCGAAGCGCTCGCCGCGGGCCTCCACAATCGCGTTCTTCGCAATCACGATACCCACATGCCCGATCCGCATGGGCTTATCGGGGTACGCGCGGGCACTCTGCACGAAGACCAGCAGGCCCGGGTGGTTCGTCTCGCGGGCCGCCTGGATCGGCACCGGCCGGCAGTGGCAGCACTGCACGCCGGCCCCGTCGAAGCGCTCCAGGGGCAGCCCGCCGACAGACGAGACGCCGGCGGCCCACAGGCCGGCCTGCACGAGCTCGGAGCAGTCCCATGCCTGCTGGTCGGCGAAGGCGTAGAGGTTGCCCAGGGCCTCAGGCTCTAGCCTCACCTCCGAGCCGAGCCGATACCCCTTCCCGACCTGCTTCAGCAGCCACAGGATGAGCTTGGCGACCTTAGTCATCCGCCCTCCGCTTCGCCCCCAGCAGGATGCTGACGGTGTTCTCCAGGACCATCGGCCCCGCGATCGCCGAGGCCAGGGCCAGCTCGGGCGCGCCGTCCGCCAGCACCGCGGCCGCGACTCCGATGAACATGGCGGCCAGCGATCCGAGGCTCAGCTCCCGGCGCCCGCGGTCATACCGCGGGAGCACGAGGATCCCCCGGCGCACGAGCAGCTCGTGAATCAGACCCCCAAGCAGACCGCAGAGCCAGTATCTCAGCAAACGCTGCCCAATCACTCCCACAACTCACCCCCTCTTCGCGCGCCGCCTGCCCGCTATCATCCGGGCCTTGAACCCCGCTGCGCCGAGCTTCTTGATGCCGGTCCGCCGCAGTCCCGCCGCCACGTAGGCCTCGGGATTGCGGATTCGCTTCCCGCCGGCGGTCCTGCCGCCGCGCGCCCTAATCTCGGCGACCCCCCTGTTGAGGATGTTCTGGAACCCCTTCAGGGGCGTCCTGCGTCCCACCTTGGCCATCTCGGGCCACCTCCTGTGCGGTGTTCGCGCCGGCGGCGAAGGCGTCCACCTCGCGGATCTGCGGCTGGAGCCAACCGTCGGCATCTATGGGCAAGCGGATCGGGAGCACCGCAAACGACACCCCGTACTCCGCCATCACCCGCCTTACGTGGTCAACGCGCTCGCGAAAGCTCATCTGCCTCGGGTCATCCATGTCCGTCACTGCCCTCCCAGAAGCTCGGCCGGCGGCTGCCACGCGCCCAGCTCGCCGACGTCGGGGTAGAGGGCGACCGCCGCGCGGACCCCCGAGACGGCGTCGCCATACCTGGCGACCGCCACCTGCAGCAGGCGGCTGCGCTCTGCGTCCGTCAGGTCCGCGTCAGCCAGCCGCTCCTGCGCCCGGTACAGGACGCGGCGCACCTGGTCACTCGCCTGCTGGACGCGGTTGGCTATCGCGTCCAGGGCCTGCACCTTCTCTCTCAGCGTCGCCATCCGTCCCTCCTCACATCAGGGTCTCGACCGCCCAGTACTTCAGGTCTATCGTGCCGCTCCCGGGCGTCGTGCCGACGACCTCGTAGGACAGCACGAGCGCCTGATCCGCCGTCGTGTTCAACGGCGCGTCGCCGATGTTCTCGAGCACTCCTTGCAGCGAACCGGCGACGACGTAGCCTATCGAGCCGCCGGCGCCGCTTACCTGCTCCGAGAACGACGAGTAGCGGATCTGGCCGCCCGAGGCGCGCGTCCGGCAGTAGACCACGGGCCGCAGCACGCCGTTCCAGTACCAGACACCGCCGCCGAAGGAGAACTCGCACATGCCGATCACGGTGCCCGACGTGCCGCCCAGGCGCACGCGGAAGCGGATCGTGCCCCCTCCTTGGCCAGGCGTGCCGGTCGCGGCGATGTAGACGTAGACCCGGAACAGCTTGCCGGCCGCCCACAGGCTCCCCGGGATCGTGTACATCGGATTGACCCAGAAGGTCTCGCTCGTCGGGCCGCTGAAGGTCGCCTGGGTGGCCGTGCTCGGGCCCGAGGCGAGGCCCGTCCCGTTGAAGTGGGTGGCCGTCCCGATCCTGTGTTTCATGGCACGCGCCGTGGAGTGCATGGTCACCGCGCCCTCGGCACCCGGGTCGTTCGCCGCGTCGGCGATGTACAGCGTTTTCACGCCGAGCGTCGAGGTCCCGATGTCCTCCGAATTGTCCGCGAGCGGATACAGCGCCGTCGCGCTCAGCAGCCACTGCCCGGTCCCGCCGACGGTGAAGCCGATCACCCCCGAGCCGTAGCGGTACAGGCCCGTGCCCGTTTCGTCTCGGAAGCCCAGGCCCGGCGCCGAGGCCGTGCCGTCCCTCACCAGCGCCTGCGCGCCCCGCAGCCGCAGGCCCTCGACGCGGCTGGTCGTTCCCGCCAGCGTGCTCAGCAGGAGCAGGTCGGCGCCGCGCCCGGAGGCCGACCAGTTCTCCGTCGCCGAGGCGGTGATCTCGCCAGAGATGATCGCGCTGCTGCCGTCATAGCCCGCCAGCCGGTAGGCGCCGAGCGTGTCGCCCGACTGCACCGCGGCCGGGCTGGCCGGGCTGCCGCGGGAGCGCCGCAGCCAGAGGCTCGGAAACTCGCCCGCGGTGTCCGAGTAGGTGAACATCGTCAGCGTGCTGTACACGCCGCCGGCGCCGGGCGCGACCGTCAGGTTCACCATCTGGTTCGCCGAACCGTCGCCGGGGTGAACCAGCACGTACTTCGCGCCGGAGGTGCTCGTGTCCCGGAACAGGCGCACCTGGGCCTGGCTCGCGCCGTCCGCGGGCAGCGGGTTCAGGTCAAGGTAGGAGACGCCGGAGGCCGTCCGCTTGTCCAGCGCGCCCTGGCTGGCGGACGCGTCGCGGACCTGGGCATAGCTGTCCGCGGAGCCGACCCCGCGGACCCTCACCTGCGCGCCCGCGGCGCCGTCGACGTAAGCATCGCCCCCGATGTGCAACCGCGCGGACGGCGAGGAAACCCCGACGCCGAGGCGGCTGTTCGTATAGTCCCAGACGAGGCTCGCCGAGCCAGCCAGCCAGCCGCTCGCGTCCGCGTAGAAGACCCGGCCGGCTGTGAAGGGCATGTTGGCGACGAGGGCCTGGCGCTCGGCAAGGGCGAGGTGATAGCGCTCGGTGAGGCCGCCGCCCTGGATCCCCGACAGGTCGTTGTGCACCGAGTTGCCGGTCCCGGCCACGAACAGGGGCCTCCACTGTGACCCGTCCCACTTCCACCAGGTCATCTCCGCGATCGCGTAGGCCTCCTGGCCAAGCGCGCCCTGAGTGGCCGCAAGCTGGGCCTCGTCGCGCACGTAGACGTGCAAGCGCCGGCGCTCCAGCGCCTCCCTGGCCAGGGCCTCGTCCACCGCCCGCACCATGTCCTGGCCCCAGGCCCGGACCGCGTCCGGCAGCCCACTAGGGGACGGCCACGCTGACGGCGGCGGCAGCCTCATCGCCCGCGAACCCTCCAGTCCACAACCAGCGCCGAGACCCGGAAGGTCGTCGTCGCGTCGTTTGCCAGGCGGAAGGCGAAGGCCCGGCCGGAAACCCTCGCGTCTACCCACGGCGTCTCGGTGGCGCTGAGGGTGACCTGCTGGCCCTCCTGCCAGGTCACGTTGTGCCCATCCTCGCTCGCCCCGATCTGCACGGTTACCTCAGCCCCAGCGGTGGGGCGCTCGGCGAGGATGCCCACGCGCCTGATCTGCTGCGCGCGCAGGGGATCGAAGGCCACCAGCCCGGTCTCCACGCTGGCTCGTATCGGCGCCGGAACCTGCTGGTTGCCCACCTCCACGGCGCCGTCGATGGTCGTCTCCGGGCTCAGCTGCCAGACGGTCCCGTCCTTGGTTCCGATCAGGGGAACCACGGGCTCGGCCGCCACGACGCCGGACAGACCGTCGATCGTGGGCGCAAGGTGGGGCAGCTCGTCGATCTCGTTGTAGTCGGGGCTGATCGCCTCTAGAAGCGCCGTCAGGTCGTCGATCCTCCTCACGCCGACGGCCTGCCAGCGCCCCAGGACAGTGGCGGGCAGCTCCCACAGGTACATCGCGCCGTTGGCGTAGTCAACCACCAGCATCAGGTCGTTATCCGGAGACTGCGTGGAGGAGAAGCTCAGCCAGTACTGCTGCCGCGCCGGCCAGCTCATCCCGCAGACCCAGTCCAGCCGCTGGCGGTTCACCATCCCGGTTATGACGCGCCGCACCGCGTCTGGCGCAGGGCGCGCGACGATGCCGTTGAAGGCGTAGACGTTGTCCTCGCCCAGGTAGAAGGCGGTGGGCTGCTCCTCCGTCCACACGTCGCCCAGGCTGTGGGGGCCGACGCACCCGGGCGCGTCGATCGCCTGGAAGGCGAAGACGTAGGGCGGCCCCACGAAGCTCATGCGGGTGATCGAGTGCTGGCGCGCGACGTAGAGGTAGTCGCCCAGCCGCCACAGGTCGGTGATGTGCCCAGGCGGATCGACGAGGATGTTCTCGCCCGAGTCCCCGTCCAGCCACATGTCCTCGCCCGGCCCGATAAGGCCTGGCTCCGAAGACCACTTGACCATCTGCGGCAGCGCGTTCCCCGCGTCGATGATGTAGCCGGCCACGAGGTGGTTGGCAAGCACGCCCAGATAGCGGCACTGCGGGCTGCCGGACTGCGCGGCGAAGCGCTCGGCGACGCCGTCCCAGCTGAAGATGCCCTCGGAGCCGCCCCAGGTCACCCACACCTGGTTCTCCCAGGTGACCGCGGAGGGCCGACACACCAGGCTGCTGTCGGCTAGCGGGCTGCGGTCCGTCCAGGCATGGCTCTGCGCGTCGGCGGTGTGGACCTTCGCGTGCCCGTACTGATCCTCGGTGACCGCGACGAGCCAGGAGTCGCCACTCGCCTTCCGGTACTCGTAGAGCAGAAGCGGCGTTCCGTCGATCCCGGTCTTGAACGGCGAGAACCGCCCCGGCCGCTTCTGAAGCGCGCCGCGGTAGAACTCGACGTTTCTGGCGCGCCAGAGCGAGTCCTGCGGCACCAGGGCCGGGCTGCCCAGCTCCGCCCGCTCACCTCCGGTGAAAGGCCCCAGCACGGTGGTAGGCATCGCTCACCACCGAACCTCCAGAGTCGCGGAGTAGACGGAAATCGTGTGCGTGGGGAAGGCTTCCGTCCTCAAAGCTGCGCCCTGGAGGCGAAGGTAGCAGAACTCGTCGAGCGCAAACAGCTTGCTGCGCAGCATCTCGACGGCCGTGTTGCCTGACTCCACAAGCGATTCGCTGATCGTGACCCACGAGGCGCCGGGAGGCACGAGCTTGGAAAGGCGGTACTTCGCCGTCGCATGGTACGCGCCTCGCCGGTGCACGACGCGCAGCCTACAGCTCGTTGTCGCCGGATAGTACATCCCCAGGTAGGCGACGCCCGAGTAGGTGTCCGCGGTGGCCCACTCCTCCGGCAGGTCACACCACTGGTCTCCGCCCCCGAGCTGCCCGTACCACGAAAAGCCCGAGACCAAGGGTATCTCCACGTAGCGCCCGCCCTGAATCTGGCGCCAGCTGCCGGACTGGCGCACCCAGAGCGCACGCGTATCCGTCGCCCAGTACAGCTCCCCGTCCTGGGCCGAAGCCGGCAGGCTCGCCTCGACGCCCGTCTTGATGCGGGCCGTGCCCTGCGCCAGCACGCAGTCCTGCGGCCAGTTGGGCATCAGGTCCGTGAAGAGCTGGTTCAGCGGCGACTTGATCTGGTCGCGGATTATGTCGTCGATCGAACCCGGGTCCTCGGCCCCGGTGGGCAGGTTCACGTTCCACGTGTACGGGCCCGCCATCAGCACCCCTCCTCCCTGCCTAGCTCAGCTGCACCGCCGACCTCCGGGCGCCGCGGTAGGGAATGAGCTGGAGGGGACCGGACCGCACCGCGTCACGGTGGGCCCGCCACAGCGCCTCCAGCGCGCCCTGATAGACCGCCCGGAAGGCCGCCATAACCTCCGAATCCTGGAGCGTCGCCGCCCCGCGCAGCGTCGCCCCGGCCTCGACAACCAGGGGCCACCTCTCGGTCAGCGCGTTCGTATCATCGTCGTTCACCAACAGCGGCAACGCCGCCCAGTAACGCACAAGCACCTCGTACTCGCCATCGGGCGCCGGGCCGATCAGGAGCTTCGCGTCCCCCGGCCGCAGGGCGTACATCGAGGGCGCGCCCTGGCTCGAGGAATTGCCGCTCAGAATCATCAGGCCGGACTCGCTGGCGCGATCGAGGGGCCACCACCTTCCGTCAGAGACGATCCAGGCATCCCGGAAGGTGCGCAGGCCGGTGGGCAGGGAGTACTCCACCACGCCCTGCACGGTCGTCAGCGAGACGGAGGTCTCGAGAAACCACCAGTCGGCCATGTTGCCGACGGACTGACCCTCGTCGTTCACCCACTGGCCGACCTTCTCCCTGACCACCGCCAGGTCGCGCCCGAGGTTCCCGATGACCCTCGACTTGAGCTCGCCGAAGGTCGCCATGCGCTCACGCCTTCTTCTTCGCCGCCCTCAGCGCGGCGACTCTCTCCTCGACCATTGCGCGGATCGCGTCCGCCGTCTCCGCCTCGGCATCGCCGACCGAGTCATACTCGCTCACAAGGTCCGGGTCTTCCTCCACCGGAACGGGCTCGGGCGGCTTCCCCGCCGGCCTGGGGACGTCGGCCTCGTGCGCCTCCCTCAGGTGGTCGAGCAGCTCGCCACGGCTCGCCGTCTCAAAGTCGCACACCGGGCACGCGTACGTGCGCACCGGCCGGGTGTCCTGCAAGCTCGGAAGCCCGCCCATCGCCTCCACCTGCTCCTGCACCCACTTCGGCACCTCCTTGGGCGCCAGGACGCGGCCATCCGGCGCGAAGTAGTTGCCGTCCTGCACGCGGATCATCTCGCCGTCGCGGGTGAAGGCGAGATAGTTTCGGCGCTCGTCAAAGCGAGTCTTGCGCATGCGGCTTGCCCCTTTCTTCTTTGCGCTAGCCCAGAGGCTCGATCTCGAGCGTCACCTGGGCGGTGTTGGTGAGCGTCGCATACATGCCTTTGCTGAATGTCAGCCCGTGCCAGGTGTACTGGAGCCAGGCGCTTCCGCCGCTGTGCCCCACCTGGTCGAGCGCGTCATCGCTGCCCGTCGTGCCGTTGCGAAGCGAGACCGAACCGGCCAAGGTCCCGGCGTTGATGTGGGCCGTGTACAGCCGGCAGGGATTGCTCGAAACGAGCCCGCTCGCCGTCAGCGTCACCGCGGTCGTCGCCATCGCCGTCTACCATCCGATCGCGACGAACCTGGCGGTCAGGGCCGACAGGTCAGTGCCGTTGGGGACCTCGGTGTGCGCGATGCCCGTGATGCCGGTGCGGGTGTTGGCGGCGGCCTTGCTCAGTGCCGCGCCGTTGGCGTCCGAGGCGATGCCGATCGCCACCGTTCCCCCCTGCCCGCCGGTGATCGTCGCCGTGATCTCGTGCACGAGCAGCTTTGAGTTGGTCTTGTCCCAGGAGACGTGATAGCCCCCCGTCCCGCCAACGAACATGATCGCATCGAGGCGGGAGGCGAAGCCCACGCTCTGCGGCGTAAACTGCTTGCCGCCGGTCGCGTACGAGTTGTCGAACGCGACGGTCCCTGTGGAAAGCTTGCGCTTCCCAAGCAGGACCGGCGGCCCGTCCAGCGAGAAAGACAGCGCCATGTGTTATCCTCCTTGTTGCCCCGGGGGCCGGCCTGGGCGGGGCCGGCCCCCGCGTCCCGCACCGCCCAGCCTAGCGCCTATTCGGTGTACCCTGGCGCGAGGTTGGCCTCGTTGGCGTAGCGTATGAGCGCGTACAGCTGCGCCGCGCCCTGCGCGCCCGTGCCGCTCGCCGCCTGCGTGACCCGCAGTTGCACTATCCGGCCGGCGGACGCGTCGACGAACGCGGGCGCAGTGGCCATCTCTTCGCGGCGCTCGCCCGCGCCGTCGTCGGCCGTGAACGAGATGCTGGCGACGCTGGTGAGGTTGCCGCCGCCGTTGTCGGCCACGGCCACGTCGACAATGGGCAGCGTCGTCGGGCCGACGATGTCGGTCGTGACGCGGGCCACAATCCCCAGAACGTAGCAGTCCCGGGACAGCCGGTAGGTCTTGGAGCCCGTGCTGGTCAGCGTGGTGTCCTGGCCGCCCAGCGGAACCTCCTCGACAATCTCGACAGCAGGATAGGGCATGTGTCCTCTCCTTCCTCACGGCATTACGCGCTGGTGACCAGCACCGACCGGGCCTCGCCGTCCGTCGAGTAGACCCAGGTCGGGCCCGAGCCGACCAGGCCATACCAGGCGAGCGCCATGGAGCGGCCAAAGTCCCGCTCCGACTGCTTGGCCCGGATCTCCGGCGCGACCACGACGCCGTGAATCACCGGGTCCTCGCCGAAGACGATGGCCTCGCCCAGGACGCCGTTCTGCCCCACGCTGTTGCTCAGGGCGCCGGCGTGGTTAGTCCAGACGAAGCGGGTGAAGTAGTACCGGCCCACCTCGCCTCGCAGCCGGTTCTGCGGCTCCGCGTAGACCTGCACGTGCTCGAAGTCCGGGTCATCGTACAGGCCGCGGAGGAACTTTCCGGTGCAGACGCACACGTACTCGTCGGTGTCGCTGAAGTACGGGGGAACGCGCAGCGTGTCACGCATGTAGTCGATCAGGTTGCGATGGTGATACGCGTTCCAGTTGGACGTCGCCGTCGCGGAGGGGACCCCGTTCGTGCCGATCGTCGCCGAGGTCGGACCGGTGGGGATGTAGTACACGCCGCTCTGCCGGAAGGCGTAGGCGTGAATGGCATCCAGCACCTTGGCCAGCCGGTTCCTCAGCACCTGCTCCACGATCGGCTCGATCGCGATCTGGCCCAGGGTAGTCAGCTTGGCGGAGTACGAGACGGCACGGCCGTACTCGTAGACCATCAAGCTCCCCTGGGCGATGCTTATGGTATCCTCGGGGATCGGCTGGTCTTCGGTCAGACGGTCAGACAGGTAGGTGGGCGTAACGGACAGGTCCGACGCCACCTTGTCAAAGTAGAAGGTCCCCGACCGCTTCGGGCCGATTCCAGGCTCGGGCCGCACGAACTGGCCGAACTTCAACGTGGCCAGCGCGCGAAACCGAACCTTCTTCGTCAGCTCGGGGACGGCCAAGTAGCCCCCGAGCCCCGAAACGTCGTAAACCTGCATTGGCATGGCACAGCTCCTCTAGCGATTCATTCGGAGCTGCTGCCAGCGCGCAGGCCCTCCATTTCCTTGACGTACGCCTCCACCAGGGCTTCGTCGCTGGGCGGAGGTGGGGGTCCGGTCTGACCCCTCGCGCCCCTCGGCGTCCCCGCTGCGCCCACCCCGGGCGCGGCTGCCGGAACCGTCGGAGCGCCCTCCGGCGCCGCCGGCCCCTTCGGGGCCCTGGACGCCGTCCCCCGCGCGGCCGGTGGCGCGGTCTCCTGCGTCACCGGAGGCCCTATGCCCTGCTGAGGCTGCCCGGTCTCCAGAAGACCGGACAAGGCGCTCAGCTCCGCCCTCATGCGGTCGAGCACCGCGGGCTCGGCCCGCTCGAGGGCGGCGCGAATCGGCATGCTTGGCGTCACCGCCAGCTGCCGCGTCACCTCCTCCTCGAGCATCGCCGCGTAGCGGTCGCTGCGACGCCATGGCTTGTCCGGCTCGGACAGGAACTGCTGCAGCGTCCGCTCGTTCCGCAGTCTCGCCTCGAGGGCGCCGCTGAGCGTGGAGGTCAGCAGAGGCAGGAGCTTGCTGCCGATCGCGGCAATGGCCTGTTGCGGATTCGTCTGCAACAGCTCGACCAGGTCGGCCTCGCTCCCGCCCACAGGCGACGGCGTTCCCCACTGCCACGTCGCTTCGGGTTCGGCCCCATAGCCGGTCGGCCCTGCGTCGAAGCGTCCGGCACGCGTCTGGAGCTCGCGGTACTGCCGCTCCATGGCTCGGGTCTGCTCCTCGAGCTCCTGGAGCCTCTTCCGCATCTGCTCAAGCGCGTCCGCCCCTCCCTCGGGAGCCGTGCTCTCCGGTTCCGGGTCCTGTGTCATACGCCTCCTCGCTTCTCACGCTCCCGCTCGCCGGCCCTGATGCGGCGCTCTAGCTCGGCGTCAATCGCGTCGAGCGCCAGCAACAGGGCGCGCGCCTGGAGCAGCGCCTCATAGCTCTCCGCACCGCGGAGGTCTATCAAAACCTTTCTTACCACCTCTTGGCGAAGTTGAGACCAGTACGCGTCCGCCCAGGCCGCCGCATCAAGCCCTGCGGCAATCCTGGCGTCTCTGGGAGCGTTTCGGGCGCGCCAAGGATCGTGACTCACTTTGCCGTCTTCTTCCGCCTTTCCGTGGGCCGCCAGCCATGCTCCCGGGCGCGCAAGAGCCTAAGCTGCGCCTCCGCGGCCCGCCGGCTCGCGCCCCGGGCCGTCACCTTCCCGCCCCACACCGCCTGCCAGCGCCCCGGTGAGACCCGCCTGACGTAACCGGGCATCTCAGCGCTCCCACGAGGTCAGCTCCTCGCCCATGGGCCCCTCCGGCTCCGGCGGCAGCTCGCCCTCGAGCTCCGGCTGGGCCTGCGTGGGAATCCGCGGCGCAATCACAATCGCCCCGGGCGTCCTGCGAAGCCCAGCGCCTGCCGCCGGCCCCGCCGGCCCCGCTCCCGCCTGCGCCATCCGCGCCACCTGCAACTGCGCGAGCTGCTGCTCGCGGCGCTGCACTTCCTCCTCGGTCTCCAGCAGGTCCGAGGAGTCCAGCTCCATCGCGTCCAGGAAGCGCTCCAGCGTCTGGCGTATCCGCAACCGCATCGCAATCTCCGGGTTCGCCGCCGCCATGGCCAGCAGCTGCTGAAGCCGCTGGAGGGTCTGGAGCTTCTGCACCATGGAGCTTATCCCGTGGACGCGGATGTCCGCCCCGGACCGCAGCATCTCCACCTTCGCCTCCGGCAGCATCTCATCCAGCGCCTGCAACAGGTCCGGACGGTCCTTCAGCTTCCGGCGCATCTCGGCGTCGGGAAGCAGCCCCGGGACCTCCATCAGCGTCGCCAGGGCCAGCCGCAGCGCCGGCTCCAGGAACTGGGCCTCAATGTCTGAGGCGTAGTTGTCAAAGAGCCCCAGCGCCGACTGCGTGGTGGTGGCCACCTCGGTCGCCGTCGTCCCCCGCTTGGAGACCATGATGCCCTGCACGGGGTCCGTGACCGAGGTGTTGCGCTGCTTGATGCGGTCCAGGAACTGAAGGATGGGGACGGCCGCCATGTCCACTGTTCCGGCCTTCACCGGGCGCAGGGCGGGATTCGGCCCCGCCACCCGGCGCTCCAGGATCGTGCCCGGACGCAGACCCTCATCCAGCTGGGCGGGGTCCAGGCCGCCGGGCCCGGTGTCCGCCTCCGCAATCGGCAGGGCCGCCAGCGTGTAGCTGTCGAGCACGAGGTTCAGGATCTCGGTCATCGTGAGGACGGTCGGGGCCACCGACTCGATGAGGCTCTTGCCGTAGGGGGTGTCCGGCAGCGCCACGATCGAGGCGTAGGCGTAGGGGCGCTGGCCGTGCCGGAAGGGATTCACCTGCGGCGGGCGCACCAGCACCGCCCGGTTCGCCACCGTGCAGACGATGTTGCGGGCCACCACGTTGCCCCGCTCGTCCTCCAGGTCGCCCCAGTACTCCAGGAGCTCCACGACGCCCCGGCGCAGGCTCTCCCCCATCATCGCCAGCTGCGTCCGCTGCGTCCAGCGGGTGTCCGACTCGCTGTAGCGCAGGCCCGCCCGGTCGAGCTCCCCCAGGTTGCGGTACAAGGGCGGCCGGCCCGCGCCCTCCGAGGCGGCGGCCCACGCCTCCAGGTCGCTGCGGCGCACCAGCATCCGCTCGATCACGAACCGGTCGAGCCCCGTCGGGTCCGGCCAGAAGTCGTAGGGGCTCACGACCCTCACCCGCAGGGGATGGTTGGGACCGCCCTGGAACATCTTCATCACCATGAGGGAGGACAGGATCGCGTTCTTCACGCAGTCCCGGAACCGCGGCGCGAAGCCGGCCAGCTCCAGGTAGCGCTCGAACCAGTCCTGCACCGCCGCCTCCAGGGCCTCGTCGGCCATCTCCAGCGAGAACCAGTTGCCCGGCCCCATCAGCGCCCGCTTCAGCAGCCCGCAGGCCCGCTCGGTGATGGGGAACACCTCCGACAGGACCTGCTGGCTCTGCCAGTCCTGCTTGTCCGTGAACTCGACGTCGTTGTGGTACAGGCCCCAGTTGAGGTCCCACTGCTCATACAGCGGCCTGGCCATGGCCTCGCAGTCCGCCTGCCGGGAGACCACGAAGTTGACGATATCCCGGTCCGTCATGCCAACCGGCACGTCGTCGCCCGGCCCGAGGCCCTCCTCATCCTCCCGCGCCGTCATCCTCTCCTCCTCGCGCGCCCGAAGCTGCCGGCGGCCACCAGGGTGAAGGTCCGGCCCCGGCGCCTCGGGACTCCGAAGGTGTAGGTCCCCAGGGTGTGCGCCCGCGGCCGCCATTTGCCCGGCAGCGCCGCCATGGCCAGCGACAGGGCGTACCCCAGGGCGTCTATGGGGTCCGAATAGGGCCCCTTTATGTCATCGTGAGTGTAGCCCCCCGCCAGACCGGACACCAGCGTCCGGCAGGACGGGTCAAACTGCATCGCCGGCTCCCCGTGCACCAGCTTCGCCAGCAGCGCCCCGATCATCTCCCTCCGCGCCGTCCGGCTCGAGGTCCCCGCCGCCGGCGCCACCCCCGCCTCCATCAGCGCGTCCACCGCGCTTCGCTCATCCGTGAAGCTGGTGGCGAACGCCGCCGGGTCAATCGCATCCTCGAACTCCCACTCCCGCCCCCACTCGGCGAAGCAGTCCGACACCACCTGCCAGCCGAACTCCGCGATCCCCCGCGCCTGCTCCACCCACTCCCGCAGCACTCGCACCTTCGGCCCCGGCCCCACCGAGATGGCCACGCACGCCAGCCGCTTCCCCAGCGTCGCGATGTCCCAGCCCCTCACGATCGGCCGGCCCGGCCACGGCGACAACGGCTCCTGCGAGGCGTGCAGGCTGCGCCGGAACTCCGGAAACACCGCGCTCCCCTCCCCGAACACCGACCCCAGCCGCCCCTCCACCAGGTTCAGCCGGTCCGTCTCCGGCAGCTCCAGAAACGACTCGATGAACCCCCGGGACAGGTGCGGGTTCGTCAGCATCGACACCTCATACAGCTTCCGGCTCTCCGACGGCCGGCCGAAGGCGTCCTCCAGCCAGTGCCCCATCACCCGCGGCGGGTTCGCCGTCAGGAATATCTGCTGCGTCACCCCCGGCTGCCGGATCCTCGCCCGCAGCTCCCGGAAATCCCCCTCCGTCAGCTCCGCCGCCTCATCCGCCCACACCAGCCCCCGGTTCACCCCTCCCAGCCCCTGCGGGTCCTGCAGATGCCGAAAGTACACCGTCGCCTCCGAGGGAACCAGCCGCAGCTGCGGAGAGGGGGTCAGGCGGAACTGCGCCAGCTCCGGCGGCAGCTGCCTCAGGCTCTGGAACGTCGCCCCCGTCTCCGGATAGCCCGGGTCCACCAGCCGCCACAGCGCCCACGCGATCGCCTCCCCCACCGTCGCCGTCAGGTCCGGATAAGCCTTCCGCACCGTCAGGATCCGCACCCCCGCGTCCCGGCTCGCCACCCGCAGCACCCGCAGCGCCCCCGCCAGCGTCTTCCCGCTCCCCTTGCCCCCGCACAGCAGCACCTCGCGGGTCTCATCCGCCACCGCCTGCTCCTGCACCTCGCAGGTCGGACGCAGATTCGTCGCCCGCCAGGGGTCCTTCGCCGCCAGCGCAAACCGCGCCAGGCTAGCCGCTACCGCCACCCTTCTCAAAGCGACCGAGGAGATCGTCCGCCTCCTTCGCGATCCGCTCCAGCTCCTTCGCCGACAGCTTCCTCAGCTGCCCGCCCAGGTCCCAGCCGCCCCCCTTCCCGCTCACCTCATCCCGTATCGCCCCCACCGCCTTCAACGCCACCTCCAGCGCCTTCGCCTGCGCCGACGGCAGGCTCTTCGGGCCCTCCCCCTTCTCCACCCGAAGGTTGGCCAGCCCCATCGCCCGCTCCACCACGCTCCGCAGAAACGCAACCCGACCCGCCCCATCCTCCAGGTCCGGCAGCTCCACCGGATCCGCCCGGAACGTCAGGCGGGCCCGCGCCGGCACCTCCCACCCGCAGCTCTGGCAGCGCCAGAACGGACGCGCCTCCGGCTCCTCCTGGCCGTCCTCCCGCACCAGACGCCACACCCGCTTCACCGAACCCCGCTGGCAGCTCCAGCACAACCTCCGCCCAGCCCCATCCAGCGGCGGCTCCTCCGTCTGCGCCCGGCCAAGCTCGTCCACCAGGTCCTCTTCCATCGCACGCCTCCGCACCTAACAGTTACCACGCTGGCGGCAGGAAGCTAGCAAGCAAGCGAAAACCCGCGCGAGGGGGAAATATGGGGGAAGCCTATGCTAGAAAGGGGGCCGGGGGCGGGGGGGATGGGCAGGGGCGCGCCCCGGCGATCCGGGGCCCCGGGGGCGCACCCCCGGCCGGCGATCCCGGCTGCCCTGGCGGCCCCCTTCCTTATATTCAGAAGCCGATCGATTCGGAGAATGTATCTTATGCGCATCGATGCCAGACCGGAGCGGGCCGAGACCCCGAAGACCGACGGCCGCCCAGCACCGATCCCAGGTGATCGAACCTGCCACGCCATGACCCAGACCACCGGCCGATGACCTCGAGCAGACCGATCGGCCCCCGGCCGGCGCGCCGAAAGGGGATAAGTTAGGGCGGCTTTCGGCCGCCGGCAAAAAATGGTATTCCAATACCTAATTACCTAATTATCCCCTTCTACCAGCACCTGATTACCTTCGCCGCCGCCGCCACTGCCGATTATGTCCCAACCGTAGTGTAAGGTTGGGCGACTCCCGGGCGTATGTTAGGCCGCAACGAGCTCCCTGTCAAGAATCACCGGCGCTGCCGGGCTGACGCACTCGGGTTCATCCAGGGCGGCTTTCAGCATCCACAGGTCCCGGTGTCCCACGATCTTGCGGAAGCGCTTCTCCGTCTCCAGCGCGGCGGCCCCGGCCCAGCGCAGCGCCATCTCCCCATCTCGCCAGCGGGTGACTCGTCCGGTCCGCCTTCCTACCCCCGACAGTAGGCTCTCGATCACATTGGTGGTGGCCAGGCATCTCCGCAGCCTCGGGGAGAGGCCCAGCCGGTTGATGGTGAAAGTCTCCTCCAGTCCCTCCCGCAGGCTGGCCGCCGCCTGGGGGTGAGATCGCTCCAGCCACTCCGCCTGCTTGCGCAGCCTGGCCATCCCTTCTTCTGGCTGCAAGCGCCATGCTGCCCGCATCGCCGCCGCCACCTGGGCCTGCATGTCCTTGGGCAGATACCCCAGCACATTGCGCCGCTTGTGCGCCAGACACCGCTGCACCGGGTTTTCCCTGCCATAGACCGCGTCAATCGCTTTGCGCAGCGCCTTGGAGCCATCAATCACAAACAGCCGCCGGCGGCCAGGTTTGACGCCCCTCTCCATCAGGTCCTCCAGCAGCCCCTTCACCACCACCGCGTTTTCCGTCGCCCCCTCAGACAGCCCCAGGACGTGCTTGCGCCCCTCGGTGTCCACTCCTACCGCGCTCACCACCTGGTGGCCCCCGAAGTCCTGGCCGTCAATGTAGATCACCAGCAAGTCCAGCTCATCGAAGCGCCGCTCGCACAGCGCCCTCAAGGCGGCGGCGCTCGCTTCCTGGAACTGGCGACTCACCGCGTTCTTGGAGACTCCGCAGCGGTCCGCATTGCGGCATACGCCGGGATCGGCACTTCCGCCCCCTGTCCCCCGCCTCTCCTGCGCAGTCGGGGCTTGCACACCCGCACCTTCTGGCCCCCCAGCGCCACCACCCCGCCTTGCTGCCCATGGCGCCGGATCGCACCCCCGGCTCGCCCTGGATGGGGCGGCCCCGCCACCTGCTCCGCCGACACCAACAGCACCGCCTCCAACGCCGCCCGGCCCAGGTCCCGCACCAACCCCTCCACCGCCAGACGCCCCTGCTCGATCAACTCCACCATCGGCTGGAGCGCCTGCCCGTGCTGGGCCAGAAACTGGCCTAGCCTCTCACTGTCCTTCTTGCTCGCAATCTGATACTCTCTTCTCACGGCGGTTCTCTCCTTTCTAGTGATTTGGTTGCCCGATTCTACCAGAACCGGGCGGAGAGAGCCGCCTCAACCTTCAACTATGAATGGGACATCCTCGCCACCACTGCCGCGCGGCCCCCCGAAAAACCCTGCCCTTGGCGGCCGCCCGCTACAAAAAAAATAAAAAAAAATTTTGCAAGGGGGCTTGACACATACTGCGAATCATGGTATGGTAGTGGTGGAAGCCGGGCCGGGAGGCCCGGGAACAAGGAAGGGAGGATCAACATGAGGAACCCGATGAGCGACGGCGAGAGGGCAGTGCGGCATCGCTACTGGATGCGGAACGCCTTCCACAAGACCCGCACGTTCGTCTGGGTCCGCGAGGGAGGCCTGGTCAGCGGCCGGGTCATGCGCCGCGCGTGGCGGCGCCTGTGTGCGCGCGACGGCTGCTGCTGCTGGATGAGCGCGGAGGGCGCCCCGGCAAGGCCGGACCTGTGGCTGGTCCGCGCTAGCCTCGAGCCCGCGGCGGCGGCCCGGGCGGGCTGGGACGGCCGCGATATGGATGCGCATGTCGTGGTCTCAGTCGGTGATTCGAGCTGGTAGTTCGCCCAGGACGGGCGTTCGGATGCCGGCCGGCGCTTCCCCCTTGGTCGCTGCCGAAGCGCCCGTCCTGGGCCAACGTCGTGCGAAATGTGGAGAGGAGGACAGGGATGGATCTGTTGCAGCTGATCGAGTCGTTCGACTTGGATGCGATCCCCGTGATCGCAAAGGGTGAGGAGAACCTGCTGGGGAGCGCCGTAGTTCAGGCCGCGGCCGCGATTCGGCCGCGAATCCATGCGTTGGCCCTCGCGCTGCTCCGGGGGCTGGCCGCCAAGGGGGGTACGGAGGGGGCCGGCGCGGTGGCGGAGGCCATGAACGAGCGCAGCCTGTTCATGGCGACGGGCATTGGGGCGCTCCTGCTCGTCTATGGCTGCAGGTTCACCCTGCACGCGCTCGGACTTGGGGCCACCGATATCCCGGTGGGACCCGCACCGCATGGAGATCGTGGGCCATGGTGGCCACAACACCGAAGAGACTGCCGCAACCACTGACCAGAGACGAGGTGCGGACGCTGTTCGCCGCCCTGCCTCGCCAGGGAGCGGTTGCGGCCCGGAACCGCGCCCTCCTGGCCCTGATGTATCGGGCCGGGCTGCGCGTGAGCGAGGTCTGCCGTCTGCGGCTGTCGGACCTCGATGCCGCCTCGCTCGCCTTGCACATCCGCAAGGGGAAGGGCGGCCGGGACCGAACCGTGTACCCTGACCTAGAGGCGTGGCGGATCCTCGGGAACTGGCTCGCCGCTCACCCTGGCGGCGAGTGGCTGTTCCCGCTGCTGCGGGCCACGCCGTGGCGGCCCAGCCTGGACAGCGATCGCCACGTGACGCCCCGGTACGTCGAGGCGCTCGTGGCCAAGCTGGCGCGGCGGGCCGGGATCCGCAAGAGGGTGACGCCCCACACCCTCCGGCACACCTTCGCGACCGAGGCCGTGAGCGAGGGAATCCCGCTCCATCAGGTGCAGCGGGACCTCGGCCACGCGCACCTCGCTACCACCGCCATCTACCTGCACGTGGCGGACAGCGAGAGAGAGGCCCGGGCCAGGACGCGCGCACCGGCCGGCATCGCCTAGTCGCTGGGGCAGGGGTGCAGCGCACGGGTCAGGGAGACCTGGCTCGTGCGCTCGCGTATCAGGGGGACATACTCCTCAGCCAGCTCGATGCCGATCCACCAGCGCCCCAGCTCCTCGGCGACCATGAGGGTGGTTCCGGTCCCGGCAAACGGATCGAGGACAATGGCCGGGCGCGTGGGCCATCCCTCCAGCGCCTCGGGCGGCCACCTGTCGGGCTCGACCTTGCCGGCGCCGCCGCGCGTGTCGCGCCCCACGGCCGTCGGCTCCAGCTCGAAGGCCCCGCGCCAGGCGCCGCAGCGTGAGCAGAAGGCGTCCCGGCGCTCGCCGCCCGGCGCGGCCCAGACGTGGTCGCATCCGTGGTCGCCGCCATCCAGGGGCGGCCAGACCACCTCCTGCTCGCCCGCGTAGCGCCGCAGTGACCAGTACGGCGGCGAGGTGACCGCGCACTGGACGCTCTCCGGCTCCAGCCGGCGCAGCATATCTACGCAGTGGCCAACGAGTAGCTCCCTCATCTGCTCCTGCCAAACTCCCAAACGATCCGGGCCGTCGCCTCCGGGTCGTCATACCTGACGCGCCAGAGGGCGGTCGCGGTTCGCACGGACCTGACGGGCCTCACAGATCCAGTGGCTCGCACTAAGCTTCCGGTCCTCACGCATCCGGTGGCTCGCACTGCCATTCCGGGCCCCACGGAGACTGCGGCTCGCATGGTCCGTCCGGGCCTCATTCGCGGTGTGGCTCGCAGACAAGCCAGGCTCGCCCCGGGCCTCAACACATGAACGGCTCGCATCGGCAGCCTGGGCCTCACTGTTCTCACGGCTCGCACTCACCTTTCGGGCTTCTGGGGTGCGGTGGCTCGCATGCAACTGCGGGTCACAAAGCCGGAGCGGCTCGCAAGTTTGCAATGGGTCTCATCCCAGGCGCGGCTCACAAGTGCAGCACGGGCATCATGTAACGCCTGGCTCGCCGCTCACCTCTCGATCACCGGGATGACGCCGGTGTGGCCCAGCACCTCGATCACGTACGGCAGGCGCGTCGGCAGGCCGGCCAGCTCGCGGCCCCGCTGCCAGTAGTGCGCGAGGAATACCTTGGCCACCTTCCGGCGGGCCATGCTGTCGATGTGCCCGTCCGAGAAGCGCAGCAGCGGCGTCCCGTCCCGCTTCAGCCGGGGCGGGTCCCACGGCATCGGCTCGGGGTGCAGACGCCGCAGCCGCTCCTTTTCGCCGACATAGAGCTGCCGGTACCCGTCACCGCAGCGCACAAAGCTCTCCGCCGCCTTCCAGGCCAGCACGCGCAACCGCGGGTTCCAGTTCGCTTTCTGGCCCCGCTGCCGCCTAGGGGCCAGGCCGTCGACGGTGTGCAGGCCGGCGTAGGCCCACAGCTTGGAGACGGTGTCAAACCGTGATAGGTCTGCGGCCCAGGCGAACAGGCCGCCGGCGATGCAGGGGCCGACTCCCTTCACGTCCTTCAGCCACAGATCCCAGAGCGGCTGGCCCCTTATGCGCTGCTTCACCATGGCCCGCAGCTCGGCCTCCTGGCGCGCCAGGCGCTCATCCATCCAGTCCTGAAGGGCTTTGGCCTTGTCTGCGTCAAGGCCTTGGCGCTCCACGGCCGCCCGAATGCGGTTCTCGCACTCCAGGCGCATCTGCTGCACATCGTAGTACGCCTCCACGAGGACGCGCAGCTCTGTGCGGTCCAGAGGCGCTGGCGCTGCCTTTCTCATCGTCGCTTTCCTCCCTTCCGGGGATACTTCCCCTCCTCTACCACGTCGATAGTCTCAGCGATCCTGGCGGCCCGCTCCCGCCACCTCTGGACTCGCTGCTGCGCCAGCGTGAGGGAGCGCCGCAGCGCCCTCAGCCGCTTGCGCTCCGCCGGGGTCGCCGGCACGACGGCGATCCGCAGCTCGATGGTGAGCGCCCGGCGCAGCTCGGCCGGGACCTGCGCGGTCCGCAGCACCTTGCGACGCCAGCGAAGCACGATCCTTGGCGCGCACAGATTCGCCGCGGGCGCCCAGCAGTCCGGGTCCACCTGGGCTCCGGTCAGCCGGCACCGGTGGACTTCGGTCTGTTCGTCGAAAATGCGCCAGTGGCAGTACACCGTTACTAGCTCCCGCCGCCCGCGAGGATCGCCGCCAGCCAGATGATCCCGAAGACCACGGCGATTGTGATGTCAGCGGCCCGCCAGGGCGCGCACCGCCCGTCGAACTCGTGGCGCGCCGCAAACAGACGGTTGAGGTCGCGCTGCGCCCCCAGCAGGACTGCAAGCGCGAAGCCGACGCCGACCAGACAGGCGATCGGGTTCTCTGCGTGGCAGGCCACGCCACAGACGAACCAGGCCGTGAGGAAAAGCCACGGCGGCGCGACCGGGCTGAGGCCCACCTCCGACAGGCGCTTCCTCACCTCGTCGAGGACTTCCCAGATGACGACCAGCCCGTACACCGGCGCAAGCAGGCCCAGCATACGCCAGCCCGGGCGCCGGAAGCGGCCCCACACCACGCCGAGCGCCCTCATCGCCCGCCACAGCCAGAGGAACAGGTAGACGAACAGCGAGAGGATCGTCAGCAGCGCCACGCGGCCCAGCGGTTGCACCGGCCACCAGTCCGGCACGGGCAGGTTCCCGACTAGCTCTTTCTTCGCGTCCGCAGTCTGCGTGTTCATCTCTCACACCTCCCGGTCATTGGTCCCGTAAGGCGCTCCCCTCGGCCCCGGCGTGGCCGCGCAGCAGCCTGCCCACGGCCTCCGACAGGCCGAGGGCCAGCCCCCGCCACGGCGCCCTGAAGGCAGCCGCGTGCGGGTGGCCGCCGCCGCCCATCAGCTCGGCCACGGCCCTCGCGCCCGGCCCGCGCACCCCCACGGTCACCGCCCCGCCGGCGGCGTGCGCGGTCTGGAGGGCCACCAGGGCCACCGGCGCGCCGAGCTCCTCGGCCAGCGCGCCGCCCACCTCGGACACCGAGCCGCAGGGCAGCACGCCCACGTGGACGTCGCCGGCCCCCGGCGCGCTGGCGGTCCAGAGCGAGTCCCTCGCCGCGGCCTCGCCCCGCGTCCGGTCGCGCAGCCTCATGGCCGCGCCCAGTGTGACCAGGCTGACCAGGGAGGGCTCCGCGGTCAGCCACGGCCAGCCCGGCCGCAGGATGCGCGCCACCGCCTCGGCGCCGGCTGCCGCGACGAGCGCCGACAGGGCGCGCGACGGCTCGAAGCACGGTGAGTCGGCCAGCATGTAGTCGGAGGCCTGCGCCCAGTCGGCCCAGTCGTCAAACGCGACGCACTCCAGCAGCGTGACCTCCCGGCCGTCGGCCGCGAGCTGCCGCATCACCCGGGAAATCAGCTTGGCCGAGCACAGGCCCGGCTCGTAGACGACCTGCGCCCGGACCCGGCCGCCGCGGTCGGCGTGGTGGTCGAGGATGACCGTCCCCCGGTCGGCCAGGGCGGGATGATCGTCCGGGAGGTTCAGGTCCGCGATGATGCACGGCGCGGCGTCAATCTGGCCCTCCTGCCCGTACGTCAGCCACACCGGCTGCCGGTGGCCCAGCGCCCACAGCGCGAGCCCCGAGAAGAGCCCGTCGAGGTCGTCGGCGTGGCTGTACACCCTCATCGGCTTCATGGTCTCACACCTCCGTTCCTTATCTCGCCGCCGCAGCGCGTCCCTATCCAGCCGGCCGGCGGTCGCAGCCTCCGGGCATACTCCGCGATGCAGATGGCATCCGCCAGCCCGTCCAGCAGCCTCCCCCGCGGGGTGCGCAGGCGAACCGCGGGCCACAGGCGCTGCGCCACCTGGGCCACCGCCTCCTTGCGCTTTCGGCGATCCCGCGGGAGCGTGCCGCAGACCTCCTTCTGCCACCGGGCCGGGGACACGCGGACAAGCGGCAGGCCCAGCGCCATGGCGACTCCCTCCCAGAAGCCACCATGCCAGCCCACGCGGTAGTTGGCCGTGGCGCTGACGCCGGCGAAGGCGTGCGTGTCCTCCAGGGCGACCAGCAGGGGCCGCTCGAAACTGGCCCAGGCGGACAGCGTCCGCAGCGCTCCTTGCAGGTCCGCGAGGCTGTGACAGGTGCACGTGCCGCCCGACACGATGCACAGGCCTCCATCAGCCCCGGGATCGATTCCCACGACGGCTCTTGCTTCCGGCATGATCCTCCTCCTTCGTGGCTGCTGCCAGGTGCTGCATGCGTTTGGCTGCGCGCAGCCACTTCTGGCGCACCTGCTCCAGGTAGGCCGGCCCTACTCGGGGATGAGCGCGGGCCCGCAGGTAGTGCCGCCGGAGCGTGTCTGGCTTGAGGGGATCCTCCAGGTTCGCCCGGTTCCACTGCTTGGCCATGTCGGCCCAGCGGATGCGGCCTCCCAGGGGACGGAAGCTGCCCCGGAGCAGCTCCAGCTCAGGAACCGCACGGTAGGCCACGAACCTCAGTCCATACCGTCACCTCCCCTTTCGTTGCTCGAGGCCCGGCAGCGGGAGCTGCTTCCGCGGTCCGTCAGGCTGCGGCTCACCGAAGACGAGCGCCCGTAGCTCGGCGTCGCCCTGGCAGAACAGCTCCACGATCCGGGGCTTCTCCTGGGCCACGCGGCGCAGGTGTTGCGCCAGCGCCACCTGCTTCTTGTCGCCGGGCGCGCTGACGAACACCCGCATGGCCCGGTCCCATTCCCGCCGGACCTCGGGGTCCGACCAGTCTATGGCCCGCATGCCTCAGCCCCCTGGACATATGCAGTGCAGCCGTGCACTGCATACGTCGCGGCGCGTGATGCGGAGCCCGGACCGGCCCCGGGACCTGTGAAGTGCAGCCGTGCACTGCACAGGTCGGACATGTGGTGCAGGACCCGTCGTATTAATGTATGTATGAAGTAGTAGTGTATGTATATATGCACACGTTGCACGAGTGCACAAGTCCGCCGGGACACGTGCAATGCACATGTCCTGCACATGTCTGCATACGTCTTGCACATGTGCAGTGCACATATCCCGGATGTGTGCATTGCACACGTTCTGCACACGTTGCACACGTCGCGCACATGGGTATTACGCGTCCGCGACATCCCTCGTGGCCTCCTCGCCTGACACCTGGGCCAGCTCGTAGCGGACGTGCCTGCCCTCTCTGCGCCGGATCACCTCCTGACGCCTGCCCATGGCGGCCATGACCTCCTTTGCCAGCCGCGCAGAGCAGCCCGCCTCCTTGGCGACCGCCTGCGCCAGGTCGCTCGAGACCATGGGGCCGCCCTGCAACAACCTGCGGACTGCGTCAGCCGCCTGCTCGGCCCTCTCGCTGGCCGTCTCGCTGACCCAGTCGCCGCGCATGAGGATCGAACCGCCATGCGGGCCGTCGAGCTTCTCGAGGTAGAACGGTCTGGCGACGTCCTCCGCAAACCGGCTCTTCTCGTGGGAGACGATGCGGGGCCCGTCGGGCCTGCCCGTCACCATCAGGACCGAGTCCGCCCGGCTCACGATCGCCTGAGCACCCAGGACCGAGGACCCCAGGTCGTGGGGATCCATGCCCGGCTGAAACTTGCGCCGGTGATGGACGACGATGATGGCGCATCCCACTCTGGCCGCGAACCGGCGGAGCCTTTGCATCTCCCGCCCCATGTCGCTGTTGCTCCGAATGTCCGTCCAGGGCGGGGCCGCATCGGCGAGGGTGTCGATGACGATGACCTTGACGTGGTACCGGCGCACCTCGTGCTCGAGCGCCGCAATCTGGGCGGTGTGCCACACCGGGGCGTCGAAGTACCGCAGGGGGCGCTGGGCCTCGCTGGCGGGCTCTTCCGGCTCCTCGTCGAAGAAGTCATCCTCCTCGGGCTTGAGAGCGCCGTTGCCCAGCGGCGTCTCCACGTCGGCTCCGCGGTCGAGGTCCAGCAGCCGGGCCTTCATTCCGGCCAGGCCGAGCTCGTAGTCGATGTACATCGCGCCGCCGCGCTGCTCGATCGACCAGTGGCCCAGCCACTGGCGAAAGCCGTTTGCGACGGCGTGACACAGGCTGACGGCCAGCCAGGACTTGCCCAGGCGGCTGTCCCCGGCGATCACGGTGACCCCGGTCAGGGGGATGAGCGGCCTCACGAGCCAGCGCACCTCGATGTCCATCCGGAGGAGCTCGTCGATGCCCACGCTCTCCAGCACTGCCGGCGCAGACAGGTCGAGGCTGGCCAACAGGCGCTCCCGCCGCTCCTGCTTCTCGGCCTCCGTGCGCCGCCAGCCCTCCCGGTAGCTCTCCCAGGCGACGGCCTGCTCCCGGTAAGCCCAGCAGTCCAGCACCATCTTGGCGTGAGCCCTGACCGTGCGCGGGTCCACCTCGATCGAGGCCAGGCGCCGCAGCAGCTCGTCGCCTCCGGCCTTTTGCAAGAGCTGGCGCTCATGCAGCCTGGCCCGCAGCAGGCTCGCGTCGACGGGATCTCCCTTGCCGTGGAGGTCGAGAATCGCCTCGCAGATGACCGCGTGCTCGGGAACCCAGAACGCGCGCGGCGTCAGGAGGGCCTCCGCGATGAAGATGGCCTCCTTGCTGGCGAGCATCGCGGCCAGCACGGCGCGCTCCGCATCCTCGTTGTAGGGCAGCTCGTGGATGGCCACCGGGGACTGCGGCTCGGGCTCCCACCTGGGGGTCTTCGCGACCAGCTCCAGGAGCTCTTCCTTGCTGTGGCCGGCCGCCAGCCAGTCCGTCACGTCGCCCTTCTCGGCCACGTCGAGGCGCACGACCTTCACGCTGGCGGCGCGCCCCCACAGGCTGCGCGCCCTGTGTGCGGCGGCGGCAAGGCCAGCCGCATCGTTGTCGGGGATGACTATCACGTGCGCGAGCTTCAGCTGCTCCGTGAGGCGGCGGTCCCACCGCCCCGATCCCCCAGACGGCGTCGTGGCGCACAGGCCCAGCGCCTCCAGTGAGTGCACGTCCTTCTCGCCCTCCACGAGAAAGACCGGCTCCCCCGCGACCACCGCCTGGCGCACCTGGGGCAGCCGGTACAGCACCGGCCGGACGCCCTCCAGGTTCCAAATCCAGCCGCCCTGACCGTCAGGCCGGCGCTGGGCGAAGGCCTTGGGCCTGTAGCGGACAACCTGGTAGAGGAGGTTGCCCTCCTCATCTGTGTAGTCGTAGAGAGCGACAATCTCGCGCCCGCCGCCCACATCCTGGGCCGGCAGCCGTTCTCTTCGCGGAGGCTCTTCGAACAGGTCGGCCATGCTCAGGCCGAGCGCGGCCACAATCCTCTCTGTCGAGCAGCCAGCATGACACCGCAGGAGGATCTTGCCGTCGGCTTCCCTTATGGAGAGGGAGGGCTGGTGGTCATCATGGGCGGGGCACAGGGCCTGCCAGCTGTCGGGCCCGGCCCGCCGCACTTTGCGAAGTCGAGACAGCAAGTCTGTCGCCCGCACGCACTCGCTCCCTTTGAGCGCCGAGAGGGGGGCGGCCGGGGGTTTGTTCGTGGGCTCTTGGGGGGAGTCAGCTGCTTAGGGGAAGCGACGGTCCCGGCCGCCCCAAAGATTGTTCAGCTGAGAGGCCTGAGAGCCTCCTCCCAGTGGCGGGTCAGAAGCTCCCGCCGCTCCTGCGGGGTCAGCTCGCTCATCCTCCCTGCGGGCCGCCCCAGGGCCTGCTCTACCCAGGTGCGGATCGCCTGGCCGGTCTGGTGGCGGCTGCGCAGCTGCTTCTTCAGCTCGGCCGCCACCTCCTCGTCGGACAGGCCGGCGATGTGGCGAGCCATCTGCTCGGCGGGCGTCTCCTCGGGCTCGCCTTCCGACCGACCTTGGGGCTCGGCCGGCAGCTCATCCTCCCAGGGATCGGGCTCTGGCGCGGCAGCGGCGGCGGCCGCCGGCTCAGACGCCGCCTCCGCTCCGGCCCCGCCCGCGGTCTCGGGGGCCGGCGCGGCCTGGGCCGCCATGCCCGCCTCTGCCTCCTCGGCCGGCGGTATTACCACCGCCTCCTCATAGCCCTCCGGGCCCGCAGACTGAAACTCCTCAGCCAGGTAGGCCCGGGAGAGGCCCGTCGCCAACCGATACCCGCGGGCGATCAAGCGCACCTGCGCCATGTGCCGCCAGCCCACCTTGTCATCCCGCCAGGCGCGGGCTAGCTTGTTGTCGCGCATCTGCGCCAGTTCGCGCAGGTATGCGCCGTACACGATGGGCAGGAGGGGAGGCTTGCGAACAATCTCGATCTCCACCCAGAAGTCGGGATCAAACTCCTTCGGCCATTCGCGCACCGGAGGCCGGAACCGGTCGCCGAGCACTACTCCGGTCTGCTCGGCGAATTGCCGGAAGACGTCGTAGGCGAGCCCCCTCTGCCAGATGACGCACTTCTGGCCCGTGGGGCTCGTCTCCTCGAAGGGGATGAGAAAGGCCTGCCCGATTCTCGGGTCGACGCCCCAGCCGGCGCAGAACAGCAGGAACTGCTGGGCGTCGGCCACAGGCGGCGGGCCGTGCTTGCTGCGGTACAGGGCCTGCACGTCCGCCACACTCACCGCGATCTGCACTCCCGGGAAAACACGGGACGGCCAGACCTTGGGCTGCACGAGGGCGAGCCCGCTCTCCTCGCTCTTACGGACCGATATCTGTGTGCTCATTGCTCCTCCTCGACAAGCACGGTGCGGGTGACCACCTCAGTCACCGGAAGGCTCCGCCTGAGCTCCGGCGGGATCGCCTTCACGTCGACTCTCGTGGACCGCGTCTCCCGCAGCCGGTAGACCCTTCCGCCCCAGCAGACCTCGCCCCCGTGGGCGGCCACGATCTCCTGCGCCGCCAGGCGGGCCGCCTCATATTCCCGGTCCCGCAGCCGCATTCCTTCATAGAACGCCCTGAGCCGGCTGAACTGTCCCAGCCGCTCCTGCTCCAGCGGCGTGAGGTCCGTCTGCGCGCGCCGGACGCCGACGCAGTCCGGGCACGCCCACTCGCTGCGCCCACACCAATATGGCTCGTGGGGGAGCTCCTCCGGCTGGTACTTCCCCTCGAGCGCGCCCTGGAGGGCCAGCCGCCACTCCCGCAGCAGCAGGGGCAGGTCCGAGGGGATCTCGCCGGCCTCGACCACCACGCGGTCGTCGAGGCTGAAG